CGTCGTCTGTGCAGGCCGCCGCGCCGTCCAAGTCGCGTTGCGTCTCGACCAGGCAGCCGAACGATTCTCCGCAACCGAAATCGCCGCCGGCTACCTTCAGCAAACGAGCAATTCGGAACCAATGTCATCCGAAGAGCTGGGCGAACTGGCATCAGCCTGGGCAAACGCCCGCCGCGTGTCCGCGATCGGCGCACTGAACAGCGCCGTCGAATGGAAAGAGTTTCAGAGCGACCCAAGCAAATTGCAGTTGGTCGAATCACGCAAATACCAGGCGCTTGAAATGGCCCGCCTGCTCGATATCCCTGGCTATCTCCTCGGCATTGACCAGTCCGGCATGACCTACCAAAACGCGCAACAGTCACGCCAAGACCTAATCCTTTTCGGCGCTCGACCAATCCTTCACGCGATCGAAGAACGCCTCAGCATGAATGACGTTTTGCCGAACGGCCGCCACGTCCAATTCGACGTCGAAGAATACCTAGAGCAATTCATGATTGAGGAACCCGAGATTCAGCGTGAAGCGCCCGCGCCTAATTTGCCCGAGGACGAAATGGAGCTCGAGTAATGCCTTGGCATATCGAAACAGAAAACCCCGAATGCTCCGGCTTCGCAGTCGTCAAACACGACGACGGCACAGTCGAGGGCTGCCACCGCGACATTGACGCCGCCCTAGACCAACTTGCCGCCCTGTACGTCAGCGAATACTCGGTTGACGCGGCCGCACCCAACCGCACGATCCGTTTCACCGCCGCCGCACAGCTCACCGCAGCCAAAGACGACGACGAAGAATACTCGCCGCGAATCTCTGGGATCGCTGTCCCGTGGAACGTCACCGCAACCGTTGCTGGCGGCCAAAAAGTCCGTTTCCTGCCTGGCGCTTTTGACGTCAACCAAAAAGCCGCCAAACTTGTTGAAAACCACGACCTGACACAACTTCGCGGCGTCGTCAACAAGTTGACTGACACCGCAGCCGGTCTTGAGTTTGAAGCAACGCTGGCCGACACGCGGGCCAGCCGCGACGCCGTCGCGCTCCTCAAGTCCGGCGCTTACGATTCCGTGTCCGTTGGAGCCAACCCAACGAAGTTCAAGTTCGACAAGCAAGGCGTCATGATCGTTTCCAAAGCGGATCTGATCGAGCTGTCGCTAGTCGCCGTGCCTGCGTTTAGCGACGCAGTCATCACAGAAATCGCCGCCTCGGCCGACCCGGAGGACGACGAAACCAACCCACAAGACACCCCCGAGGAGGAACAAGTGTCAGAAGCAATTCAGGCCGAGGCCGCAGAGGCACCGGCAACCATCCCCGTCAGCCCGATCGTTTACGCGACGGCCCGCAAGGAAGTCCCGCTGCCCACAGCAGTCGAGTACCTTTCCGCGGCCATCGCCGGCGGATCAGCTTGGCACCAAATGCGCGAAGCCATCAAGGCCGCAGCGCCCGACGTGGTCACCACCGACACGCCTGGCATCCTGCCCACCCCGATCGTCGGACCGGTCTACAACAACTTCGTGGGCCGTCGCCCCGTCGTTGACGCAATTGGCGTCCGTGCGATGCCCGCTGGCGGCAAGGTGTTCATCCGCCCTGAGGTGACCACGCACGTTTCGATCGGCGCAAGCCTCGCCGAAATGGCCAACCAGTCCGGAACCCTCGTGGTGTTCAACAACCAGGTCACGAAGCAGATCTTCGGCGGCTACGTCAACGTGTCTGAAGCCGACCTCGACTGGACCGACCCGGCGGTGCTGTCAATCATCCTCGATGACATGGGCCGCATCTACGCCAACGCCACGGACAATTACGCGGCAGATACACTTGCGACCGGCGCAACCGTCACCGAAAACTTCGCTGGCACGTCCTACGCCGACCCGTCGTACTGGGCAGGCTGGATGGCGCAGGCCGCCTCAAAGATTCTCACCGGATCGAACGGCAACCTGCCCACCCACCTGTTCCTGTCGCCGTCAATCTGGCAGGGCCTCATGAGCCTCAGCGACACCGCTGACCGGCCGCTCTTCCCGCAGGTCGGCCCAATGAACGCGTTCGGCAACCTGACCCCTGGACAGGACAGCGGCGTCGCCTTCGGCCTTCGCGTCGTCGTGGACCGCAACTTCGCCAACGACACCTTCATCGTCGGCGACCCGTCTGGCTACGAAATTTTCGAACAGCAAAAGGGCGCAATCAGTCTGGACGCGCCCTCGACGCTTTCTCGCACGATCGCCTTCCGCGGCTACTTCGCCGCCCTGATGATCGACTCGACGAAGTTCGTCAAGGGCATCCTCGTCTGATCCACCGCTAGCTGCACCCAGGAGTTCTGCACCATGGCCGTTTTCACCGTCACGTTTCACCAACGTATAGACGACTACGCCGTGGTGCAGACTCTTGAAGCAACCGAAATCGGCATCGGTCAATCAATCACCCTGGCAGGCCTCGGACACGGCCTAAACGGCACACACACCGTTTTGGCTGTCCCGGTCTACGAATACACCGGCGTCGACGACGAGGGCGACTGGCTATATGACGACAACGTCATCATCACCAACCAGCTGCTCTTCAAAGACGCTGGCAACGATCTTGAGCGCTCCGCAGCTGACCCATTCGGCACATTGACCTGGACAGAAACGTGCACCTGGATCATCGCCGCAGACGTTCTGTCGTGGTTAGGTATTTCCGTGGCTACCGCTAACGACACAGCCTTCGTTACGGTCTGCACGGAGGCCGCTAACGCTTGGGCCTACAAGGCGCGGAAGATGGCTGGCTATCAAGGCGAGTCCCTCTCTTCCGTGCCAAGTAGCGCTGTCAAACTCGGCACAATCATGTACGCGGCAGCCCTGTACCGTGAACGCGGATCGGTGGATTCCTACGCATCGTTTCAAGACATGGCGATCACTGCCCCGACCGGCACAATGGGCCAAATCATGCGTCTGCTCGGCATCCGCCGAAGCCAGGTGGCCTGATGCCCGCCACAGGCATTTTCGCCGACTGCCGCACAGCTGTCGTCAACGCCCTGACCGCGCTCGGCCTGGCAGCTGTCATCGACCCGCGAAACGCCCGCCCGCTCACCGTCCTAGTCAACCCGCCGACCTTTGACGCGTTCACCTACAACGTCGGAGACATACGTTTCGACCTGCTGATCTTGGCGGCCCCACCAGGCAACCTTGACGCCGAGGACTACCTCATAACAACCGCCGACACCATCATGGCGTCGACAACCCTGGCCGTCACCGGCGGCCGCCCCGCCACCGTCACAGTTGGCGACCAAGTAATACCCGCCTACAACCTGACAGTCGCAATCGCGGCAAGGAGAAACTGACAATGCCTACAACGTTTTTGTCAAACGCCACCATCAACATCACCCAGGGCGCAACCACCTACGACCTGAGCGCAGAGGCCAACCAGGTCACGCTTACGATCGGCAATGACGCTCTGGAATCAACCAGTTTCGGCGACACCGGGCGCACCTTCACGGCGGGCTTGGCACAGGTCGAGTGCACCATAACTCTTTTCCTGGCTTACGGCGGCACAGGCGCAACCATTGAAACGGAAGGCGCACTGTTCGCAATGGTCGGCAAAAGCAGCACCTTGGTCATTTCGCCGAGCGGCACCACCGAAGGCGCATCCAATCCGGAATACACGATTACCGGCGCATACCTCGAGTCGTTTACGCCGATCAACTCGACCGTCGGCGAACTCGCCACCGTCGAAGTGACGTTCACCGGCGGCACGTTCGCCCGCGACATCACGCCCCCGTAACTAACACTCCAACCGTGCAAGGAGAAACATGAAAATCCAAATCAGCGTCGACACCGGCAACGGACCCGACATTGTGACCACCAATTTGTTCACAGTCATCACCTGGGAACGCAAATATAAACGGCGCGCAGGTGACCTGGCGGCAGGCATCGGAGCCGAAGACCTTGCGTTCCTGGCATACGAAGCCAGCAAAGCCGCCGGCATCACGGTCCCGCTGGTGTTCGATGAATACGCCAAAAAGATTGTCAGCCTTGAAGTCGTTAGCCAGGAGGACCAAAACCCTACGCAGCCGGCAGCTACAACCGCGCCTTAGCGGAGCTGCTGGTAGCCACAGGCTTTTGGCCCCATGACATACCATTTGAAGCCAAAGACCTAGCGACGGCAATCGACGTCATAAACAAACAGCGCAAAGGAGGCAAACGATGAGCGTCACAGCCAGCACGGAAATCGTCGGAGCAAAAGACGCCATCAAAGCCCTCCGGAAACTTGACCCCGAGCTGCGCAAACAATTCAACCGTGACGTGAAACAGATCGTCGCCCCGATCGTTGACGACGCCAAGAACGCCTACCCGCAACAAATGCTGTCGGGCATGGAACGCAACTGGACCCAACGCAACAACCAAAAATTTCCCTACAACGCTAAACGGGCCCGTGCCGGCGTCAAACACAAAATTGACACCCGACGCGACGCCCGATCAGTCATCAAAGTCCAGCAAACCGATCCGGCGGCCACAATCATTGAGTTCGCAGGCAAAAACCGCAACCCGCTCGGCACCGCCCTGAACCAGTTTGGCCGCGTTGCCCGTTTCATGTGGCCAGCCGCCCAACGCAACTTGCGGCAAGTTGAAACTGAAATGACCCGCTCCGTCATGGACGCCGTGCGCCAGGTGCAAAAGGAAATCTAAATGGCAATAAACATTCCCATCATTTCCGACTTTGACGGCAAAGGCATCGACAAAGCCATCAAAGAATTTCAGCAGCTGGAGACCGCCGGCGAAAAAGCCCAATTTGCAATCAAAAAAGCCGCGCTTCCAGCGGCGGCCGCGCTCGGCGCATTAGCCATCGCCGGCGGCGCAGCTGCCAAAGCCGCAATGGAAGATGAAGCGTCCGCAGCCGAACTTGCCCGCACTCTGCGGCAATCAACCCAGGCAACGAACGCTCAAGTGCAGGCCACAGAGGACCTGATTTCATCCATGACGTTGGCTACCGGCGTCGCCGACACCGATCTGCGCAGCGCCCTCGCTGTGTTGGCTCGAGGCATGGGCGACACCAAAATTGCCCAAGACAATTTGACTTTGGCCCTGGACATTTCGGCGGCCACCGGCAAAGACCTCACAACCGTTTCAGAGGCCCTGAGCAAGGCATACAACGGAAATGAAACCGCTTTAGCCAAACTTGACCCAACACTGCGGGCCGCAATTAAAGAAGGCGCATCGTTTGAGGAAATCGGAGCCAAATTAGCCAAAACATTTGGTGGCGCAGCCGCAAAAGCGGCCGAAACATCCGAAGGCCGTTTTCGGCGAATGTCCGTCGCCATTAGCGAAACCCAGGAATCCATCGGACAGGCCCTGTTGCCGATCATCGAAAAACTCACGCCGGCGCTGCAATCTTTGGCGACGTTCGTTCAAAACAACACCGGTTTGGTCGTCGGCTTTGGCGTCGCGTTCGGAGGTATCGCGGCGGCAATTATCGCAGCCAACGTCGCCATGAAAGCCTGGACGGTAGCGACACAGCTAGCCACCGCCGCGCAAGTCGCCTACAACGCCGTCGTCGCCGCCAACCCACTGGTGCTGTTCGCCGCAGCAATCGCAGCCATCGGTGCAGCTGCCGTTATTGCCTACCAAAAATTCGAGCCATTCCGAAACCTGGTCAACGAATTTGCATCCGATGTTGCGGGAGGCGTCAGAGGAATCGTCACCGCATACACAACTGTCATCAACGGAGCGCTGACAGCGTATAAAGGTTTGTTTAACGGCATAGCAAAATTGTGGAACAACACAATCGGCCGATTGTCCTTCAAAATCCCTAAATGGGTGCCAGGCATCGGCGGGTTCGGTTTTGACGTACCTAACATTCCTCAACTAGCCGACGGCGGCATTGTCACAAGCCCGACGCTGGCACTCATCGGCGAAGCCGGACCCGAAGCCGTCGTCCCACTTGACCGCATGGGCACCGGCGGCAACAACATCACCATCAACGTCAACGGTGGCGACCCGAACGCCGTCGTCCAAGCCTTGCGAACCTACAT